TTGCTACTGATTCAAGTGTTCCATGGACATTAGATGCGGCAACAGTTAACGTCAGTGTTAAAATCAATAACGCTTAATTTTTAAGTAACCAACAAAAAAGCCGCTTTACGCGGCTTTTTTTATGAGACTTTCTAGTTTATCTTTTACTATATCAAAGTTAACTGTATTGAATAATCCACTATGCAATGGTTTTGGATAATGATTAACATCTACCCAACAGTACCCTAAGTGTTCTTCATTTAAGATAGGTGTAAATTCTGTATCTACTTTACAAAAAAATGTATGGTAAGTGAAAGTGTTATTCACAAATTTTTGAATGGGAATAAGTTTAGCATCTTCAGGAAAATAGTTTAATTCCTCAATGCATTCACGTTTTAATCCCTCACGTAATGTTTCATTTTTTTCTAATTTACCACCGGGTATACCCCAGTTACCACTAACCTTTTCGTCATTGCGAAGTAAGAATAAAAATCTATTAGTATTGATACAGTAGAAGAAAACACCTGCTGATTTGTTTTCATATTTCATATAATGATTTATCAAAAATTATACTACTATTGAAAAATCTCCAGATGGATACCAGCCTTCATATGATTTAGTCCATGACCCGTTAGCATATCTGTATTGAGTGTTTGAAGTTAAATTAGTTACAAATTCAACCTGCGTATGACTATTGGAATGAAAATCTACAACCCATTTATGAGCTACATTATCATACGATATGATATCATTGGCTTTTGCAATTACATGTCCCCAAGCAATGGGGTCGGCAGTATTTTCAACAACGCCATTCATCTCTGCTCCAATATCCTCAGTTAGTAAATAACGTTGTCCGGCGGCAGCAATGGGCAAGCCTGATCCTGGACCCTTAAGTAATGGATTAATTACACTGTTAACAGGGTTTAATGTGTTCTGTGGTAAGGTAGCTTCATCAATGTTGTATATTAGAAGTCTATCATCAGTTGGGTTAAATGCAATAGTACCTACAATATCTGTATCCATGTAAGGATTCTGCAACCATATTTGACTAATACCCGGTTTCACTTTTCCATACATGTTCAAGAATGCACTCCATTTAACTTCAGTATTAGGTCCCTTTGGTAAATCAACTGAAGTGTTTTTAACACCATCAAATGGAATATTTTCTGGAAGAACTTGTAATGAATTTCCTAACAATAATAACTTATAACCATATGGTGTTACTTTTGGTCTAGTACCTAATAACAAATCATCATCTTGCATATCAGTTAATGCATTACCTTTAAATATACTAGAAATAATTTTATGTACGACTCCCATTTTCTTAACTTTTGCACTACTAGAAATCCATATAGGCATATAGAATTTCCATGTCATAACATCAATTGGGTTACCTGTACCTACCGGAATGGTCTTAGAACTGAATGTCAATCCATCTTGATAAACAACACTAAGAGAAGTCCAATCGATAAAATTGTCAGTACTTTGTATTTCCATACTAGGATTAAACAATACACCTAGTTGTTCTATTAGTTCTAATTTTTGTTGATAGTTAGTAGTCCAAAAATCAACGGTTACACGTAATGTATATGGTACCGGCATTATTCGTTCAACGTTAAATGCTTCCCCTTGTGTATTCTCATATGTTCTTGTTTCAGGATTAAAGTAACGTCTACGCACAGTCGTCTTATCAATGAAGTAAGGATCCTGTGTCCGAGCTTGATCAAATTCTAACCCTGAGATATAATAAGTAATCAACGGTGCACTTGGTAAACTATTTGCACTATTGTTTGCAATGATGGTAGATGCTTGTCTACTACTATCCCCATACATTATAGGAACACGAACAAGAATATCATTACCTTGCGGGTCCTTACCCTTAGTAACATACCAGTCACTGAAAACGCGGGCAAACTGGATTAAGAATCTGCGTATTTGTGAATCATAGAAAAAATTTGCCATTGTTATCTCAGTCAGGTGTTATTCGTAATATGCTAGAAAGTGATTGCTGTTCAGGTATCGTGCTTCCATCGCTAAGTGTTGTGACATTAGTATTGTTGATAAACGAAGATTTTTGATTCTGACTATCACCGCCAAAACCTACTCCTGTTCTAATATTTTCGCTGATCTTGATCCATAGATTACCGTCGAACCTAAATAATTGTTGGGGCAAGTAATCGGTGCGTAAGAAATATGTACCTACTGTTGGGCTTTGTGGGAATACTATTCCTGCTTCTGCAGTGACTCCGTTAGGTGCACTACCATCACCAACCATGTATCCTGTTGTGTAACCAAATCCTCTTGGTGTAGAAGGTTCTGTGAACGTAAATCTTGGGTCCGCATCAGCACGGAAGTCCATGATGTTTCTATCAACTAGACGAGTTCTAATAAACGTAGCACTACTTGGATCTTCATCTGCTCTGGCATACATATTGTCCACAGTACCATAAGGAGCTATAATATCTCCTAACGCCTTTGCAGCAAGAACTAAATCATTTTCTACACTACCTGCACCTGTATCTAATTTCTCTGCAGGAAGTTCAAGCAATTCTAATTCCATATTAATAAAGGCTTTGATTGCTTGTTGTAAACCCTCCATGCCATTAATACTTGATAATGCTGCAGCAGTTACACGTAATAATGGTTCGGAGTTAATCATATCTAACGTAGTAATTGCTGGATTAGGACCAGACTTCCATTGGATTCGTGATATAGGCAATGCAGGCTTGTTATTAGTATCAGTTGGTGCTAGATATAATTGACTACGATCATACCCCGCAGCAGGTACAATACGTGCTGCTTCTGCAATAAGTGCATCATTAATTTGAATATTTTTGTTATAACGACCTATAATGTCTTTAATACTATCTGTAGTGTCAAGTTGCCAGTAGCTAGTATTAGTACACGGAGTTCCTACAGGTACATTAGTTGTTGCAATATAATTTTTACCACCGTAACTTACTACATAACCAGGTGGATACGTTTTTGTTTTATCCCAGTCACCCAAGAAGTTTTCTTGATCAGTTGGCTTGTCTAATATGTTAGAGAACTCTTGACTGTCAACTAATGGCTCACACTTGATTCTCCATAGATGAGGATACCAAGTAGAACTGAATCCCTCACTAGCATAATTCGAATCAGTTATTTGATAGTATCTACGCAAGCTAGTTGGTATCTTATCATTCAGTGGATGGTAGTCCGTAAGATGCGGCATTTCTAATACATCACCAACCATTAGTTTTCTACCAATAACATTAATCATATCGTTATAATGAACGGTGACAAATATAACGTCATTGTTTAAGAATAATCCAAACTGACTTAAATCAAAGTCTAAATTCTGTACATTATAATGACCACGGACTCTATAGATGTTTGGATCATATTTTCTATCACGGTTCTCTAAAAATAATAAGTCTTGAATATTTGTGGGGTCTAGTTTATTATACTGAGGCTGACTCAATGACTGGGTAGGTCCTTGGTCTGACACACCCAAGTACTTATGTACATAGAGATCGGTGCCTCCCACAGTAAATTGCTCCGATATATTTCTATCAAAGAATCGATAATCTTTGCTTTTTTCGGGCTTATAAAGTGATATTCTTGGCATTTTTCATTCCGCTAATATAGTATTTAGCAATAAAATAGTTAGATTCTTGACAACTTCCTAACGGTTGCATTAAATACCAAGTTATGCTATAATAGCTTTTCATTAATGATAGGAGTGGATTATGTCTCGCAAAAAACCCAACGATAGTACACTTATTAAAGCACTTAACCCAAAAGACACTGATACTAAGTATACAGGTGATGAGCCATTTTTTGCGATTCAACCCGACAGTGATTTTCGCACCAGTGCATTAGCCCGTGCATTCACTTGGTACAATAGATTTTATGGTCGCAAAGATGCTAAGGATCTATTAATTCAATACTTAGAACAAAATGACCGTAAAGCCGATGCTAAACTTATGGCAAAAGCTCCTGAAAGTGAAATTCTAAGTACATATGGTTGGCTAGCACGTATGACATTACGTGGCTTAGAACTTAGTGAGCATGAAGAACTTAGTTTGCAAAATGAGATTAATCGTCTTATTGTTTGCGTACACAAGCCAGAAACTGTTTTCAGATCGGGACTAGCACCGCAAGAAGTTGTTGAAGAAGAAAAAATCGAAGTTAATCGCCCCAACGTACAAGAAATTATGCGTGAAAAGGCACGTGAGGCAACAGGTGAAATGTTAGGATTGTTTGACGAATATATTTTGGCAGGCGCTAAAGGAACTTTGCCGAGCAAACCAATCGACATACTTGCAAAGTACAACATTCTCCCACAACACATTCCTATTATTCTAGAAGTTTGGAAAAAAGAATTGAATGAACTCGAAGAAGTATTAGAGGGTAAGGACGAGCAGTTAGTTGAAGGCTACAGCCAGTTTGGTAAAGTACAAATCAAAAACATAATTAAGGCTATCGAAACTGTAATCAGTGACCTCAATAGTTACATCACTGTTAAGAAAGCAACAAAGACCCCACGTAAACGTAAAGCAGTTCCAGTAGAAAAAATTGTATCTAAACTCAAGTATCTTAAAGAGTTTAAAGATGATGCGGCTAAACTAGATTTAGTAAGTGTGCATCCAACTAAACTTCACGGCGCTAGCGAAGCTTGGGCCTATGACACAGCAAAACGTAAATTGTATCATTTTATTGCTGACGAATACAGTAAGACATTTACTGTAAAGGGAAATACACTACTTGGCTTTGATGCTACTAACAGCGAAGTAAAAACATTACGTAAGCCAGCAGAGCAACTAAAAGAGATTATGGGAAGTAAACCAGCAGCACGTAAATATTTCAAAGAAATCAAATCAGTGGGTACTGCGCCTAATGGTAGATTCAATGAAAATATGATCATACTTAAATCATTTTAATGGAGAAATTATATGATAGACAAAATTGTATCGTGGTATTCAAGAAATCGTAAACCAATCGGTATTACGGT